CCGTAAGCTGCGCCGCGATATAAGCGGCAATCTGCGTCCAAGTCGTGAATTGCGTGAAATTTAAGCCGGAAAGATGGGTCGTGACGCCGTTAACGTCGAAGCCAATGCTTCCGTTTGTTAAAGCGAGAATCGCCGATAGATTTGCGGAGATGTTGGCGGTTTCAATCTTTGTGTGCGTCGCAGAAACGGCGGAAATCATGGGGATAATGACAAGGCGCCCCCCACCGCTCAAGATGTTGGGAAGTTGCGCGAAAATATTATTCGCCATTGCCGCCGTCTTGCTCGACGTGCCGTAATTCGATGCGACCTGCGCCGCGCTGATATAAATGCCATATCCTTCGCCGTTAATCGGCGCGTCTTGCGTGAAAAGCGCAAGGCTGTTGACGTTCTTTTCGGTTAAGCCGGAGGGCGTTTCCGTGATGGTGACGTTGATAATATTCGACGCCGGAAGGATGTTGGTCTGTGTCATGGAACGATTCCCCCTTGATTGATTTCAAATTCGATTGCGGGCGTGTCGGTGCCGATGGTCTTTTCGTTATCTTCCCGCGTGGTGAAGTCGTCGTAGTAATCGCCGCCAGCCGGAAGCATGGGTTTCGATTTTCTATACCACACAAAAGTTGGGAACGTAAGGGTGTAGCGGTTGAGCTGATAGCCGCCCTCCGCCGCCGAGGTGTTGATAAAATTGTCGGGCAGGCGATGGATTTTGAAGTCGTTGGCTTCCTGCTGCTGAATGGAGAAAATAGAGCGAAGCGCGGCGAGAACTTCCCAATTTCGCATGATTGCCGTATTTGAACGGGAAAGCACGTCGATTTGGATATTCTCGCGCTGCTGAACCTCGTTCACCTCTATCGGGGGCGAACCGTCTTTGAGATAGGTTTCGACGCAGATTGTTTGCGCCGAAACCATGCCGACGACGATATAAAGTCCGTCGTCATTCGGGATTTTCTTGTTCTGGTCGCGGAGCCAGACCGAATCAGGTGGCATTGCCATTTCTTCCGAAAGAATGCCGACAATGATTTGCGAAGCGATTCCGGCTTGATTCATGGCTGATATTCCGCGACGGCGTGATATTCGACATACCCGTTGAGGATGTAATCCAGAACCGCCATGATTTTGAATTCTTGCCCGTTAAAAACGATTTGGTCATCTGTGGCGAGCGCGAGCGTCCCGTTTTGGCAATGGATTTGAAGCCATTTCCAAGACCTTTGTCCTTCAGGCTTGAGCGCGATGGATTCCGGAGAAAGGGGTTGAACCGCGCCGCGAAAGCCGAGAACGCTGTCGCAATAGACGACAAGCCCGTTTTCAACGCGCTGGACGCGCTTTTTCAGGCTCAAGGGCTTTTGCCAGCCAGCCAGCGCGCCGCCAAGCTGCGGCATTCCTGAAAGAAGGTTTAAGGGCTTCGCGCTCATGGTGCACCTGCCGAGTGGATGCTAAGCGATTGCCCGCCTGATTGCTTCACAACATCGTTTGTGACGCTTTTTCGCATATACCCGTGGTCAATAAGCGGCTTTGAGCTTCCCTTCGCGGCAATGGTTGATGGGGCGTTGGGCTGCCATGTGCCGTCGCCTGATGTTTCAAAGGCATTCAAGACAATGGCGCGAGCCTCTGCGCCGAGAAGCTGAAGCATTTGGGTGTAGTCGCCGCGCGCGAACGCTTGGCGCATTGCGCCGGAACGGAGCTTTTGCATCAGCTCGCGGCGATGCTTGATGATGGGGGCAAGCAATGGGTCGCGCGGCGGGATTTTGCGGGTGATGGAGCCGAACATTTGAATCAACATAAGCTCGGCATTGTTAAGCGCGCCGTCCGTCCGCGCGGCATTCGCGCCCAAGACGCCCACGCGGGCGCGAAGCGATTTCCCAACCTTCGCCTTGATGTCTTCCAGCCCGTCGAGATTGAATTTGATTTCGGTGCGAGTCGTCATGCCTGCGCGCTCCCGCAGACCGAGCCAAAATTTCCGACAAGGGCGGGAAGGGTAAGGGCAAGAAACTTCATGCCGTAGGAGTCGCCCGTATATTGCGACAGGATAGGGCTGTCCTTATAGGCTTGCGGGATGTCATAAGATTCGCTCACGCTGCCCACGCCCTTGCTGGCGGTCGGGAACGCGCCTGTTGCCAGCAAGCCGGACATTGCCGCCTTCAGGTCATTGCAAAGGAAGTGCGCCGTCAGATACAGATAAGCCAGAGTCGCGTTGGCGTCCGTCGAATAAAGCCCGCGATTAATGGCAAATTGCGCCTCGGAAAAGGCGTTTGTGATGTCTTGGTCTTGCACCCAATTATCAAGCGAATCGGGCGTCTTTAACCATTTCGTGTTATCGGACCCCGGAGTTATCCCCGTGATGCCGTCGCATTGCGCGATATAAAACAGGTTGGTCGCTGCGTAAAAAACCTCGTCGCCCTCGTTATAAAGTGCGTCGGGGTTATAATTCGGAAGATAGGGGAAGCCGCGAAAGAACTGCGCCTTAAACTGCGCGACCGTGATTGTTGTGACGTCGAAGGTCATTGCGCGACTCCATAGTGGCGGTTATTCCTTCTTGTCGCCATCGTCCTTCGGCGCAGGCAGACCCGCGATGTCGCGCGCTTCCTGCTCGGTAAAACCTTCGGCAAGAGCCGCCTCAAAAGCCTTTTGCTTCTTCAGCAAGCGGGCTTCTTCAAGACGGCGGGCGATTGCCTCTTCTTCCGCGCGGCTTTGGTCGGCAATACGCGCTTGTAAACCTTGGGACGAAAGGTTCTCAACAGAAACGTTGTCCATATCAATCAGCTCGCCCTTGAATGCCTTAAGCAAGCGGGCGGCTTCATCTTCCGTGAAGGCTTCGCCTTTCTGCGGATGGAAGGAAAAATCTTTCGTCGCAATCTTGCGACCATTGGCGGGCAGGTCAATTCGGCGATGCCCACGATTAAACAGCTTGCGGGTGAATGCCGGAGCGGGAGCCAGTGTGGGAACCTGAACCTCGGTCTTTGCTTCTTTTGCCATGAGAACCCCGATTTTAATCTGTTGGAGGAAGGAGAGGAAAGGGCGGCGCGGGGAAACCCACGCCGCCGAACCCTTTTACGTTTCTTAGGTGTAGTCGAAATACAAGACTTCCAGAGGACGGAACGCAACTACGCCCGTATACTGCCCATAGCCCACGTTCTGATATTGGAATCCGTTGAGCGTGTTTTGAAGCGTGTTGCTGTAATCCACAGGAATATCCATGCGGATGCTGTCTTCATCATAATTCAACAACGTGTAGCGGTTCTTATTCAACCCGACGATGCTGTTATTGATGCTTTCGTTTGCATACGCGCAGGGCAGAATCTTGAAATTGGGATTGCGCGTGATGAGCTTGAAAGCGTCCAACAGATAATTCATCATCGGAACAGGGAACGTGCCAGCGGACCCCGGAATCAGGTTCGCCAAGCCGTTGTAATCCGATTCGGGGATGATGAAGTGCGTCGGGAACGCGGTATAGTTGCAGTTTGCGCGATAGGCTTGGATGATGCCTTCAACAAACGCGGCAAAATTCGCCGCGCTCATGCCGGAAATTGGTCCCGTCGAGGACGTGATAAGCGAAGTGTTCGAGTTGACGTTCGTTTGCGTCAACAAGCCCAAAACGCTTGAATCCACCTTCGAGCCAAGGAACGCAATTTGCTGAATGCCCAAGTCCCAATTTTTCTTGCGGGCGCGCTCCTTGCTGGTAACAACATCCCAGTTGCCGGATTGAGCGGCGAGCTTCAGGTCAAACAGCGACCAATTGATGCTCTTCGCCCAATTGTTCACCTTGTTCGTGACAGAATCGACGGCGGCGTCGGCTTCCGCGAGGCGGCTGTCGCTTGCGCCCGTATTCAGGACGCCAGATTCAAAGTCTCCGCCAACGGCATAATCGCGGTAGGTGACGATGTTGCTCGACCAAGCGTTTTGCCCGACGCGGACGGGCAGATAATCAGCCGGAGCGACGGTGAAGAACTTTTGCTCGACAACGCTCTTGCTGATAGCCGTCAAGGTCGTGATGTTCAACTCGAAGCCGAGCGAGTTAAAAACTTGCTCGTCGCGGAACTTCTTTTGCAGAGCCTGCGCGCGAACAACTTCTTGCGGCGTCAAGACGATGGGTTCGCCCTTGGAATTTAGGATTTGAGTTTTCATCTTCATGTCCTTTTGTTGTAGTTAAGGAAGAACCCTTCGTTCGTCCGGTGAATTTTACCTTAGAACTGCTGATATTCGATTGTGAATTCTATGCTGGTGCCGCCCGTTTGCGCGGTGCCGTTGTTTACAACTTTCAAGCCGTCGCCTGCGCCCATAGCCTTGCCAAAGCCAACGCCGAGCGTGGTGTTGGCGGAAGCGGGAACAAGAACCGCGCCATCCGTAAGACCAGCTTCCGCAAGCGTGGAAACCGCAACGGGGGTGCCGTTCGTCGATTCAAGCTCAACGCTCGTGCCAGTGGCAAAGTTGCCAGCGACGCGGGCGATGTAATTCAGCACCTTGACGCTCTTGCCGGAAACGCCAGCGACAAGAACCAAGCCCGCGTTAATTTGGGCGATGGTTGCCGTTACATCCACAACCTGAACCACGGCGGCGGCAGGCGTCGAAACAACAGGGAGTTTAATCCAAACGCGGATAATGTCGCCCGCATTGACAGCGGCGTCGAAAGCCTCGCCAATGCAAGTGTTCGTCCCGCCCCATGTCGTGACTTGAAATGTGCTGTAGTCGATTTCAACAGCCGCGCCGCGCGCGATTGCGGCGGAAGCAGGAAGATAGACGACAGACTGGTCGCGCGCGATTTCAACGGTATGCCCCGCCGCGAAAGTTTGGTCTTTCAGGTTGCGGAGAACGATACCAAAAACCTTGTCCGTGTCCGCCGTGATTGCCAGCACGTTAGGCAAGCCCTGCAAGCCGGAATTTTCCAGCTTAACAGCCTGTCCCGCGACAAGCGCGGTCGCCTGATTCGAAGAGACGCGCGCGGTGACGACGCTGCCCTGAAACTGCAAGTCCGGTTGTCCCGCGACCTGGGTGACTGCAAACGAGTTGATATTAGGATTCGTCATTGGGGTGTCTCCCTTGTTGTAGTTTCAAGACGGCTCCGGTGAAGCCGTTTAACCGTACCGCTTTTTCTTATTTCAGCGCGCCGGAACCATAGCGAGCCTGCCCGCGCGCTGTCATACTGATGCCCGTGTCGATAGTCGTTAAAGCCGCCGCTGGCGCGGATTGGTGGGCATTAATCAGCTCATCGAAAAACTTTTTGCCGTTCGTTTTTTCCTCTTCTTCTTCCTTTTTGCGCTTTTCTTCTTCCTCGGCGCTCTTTTTTTCCTCGGCTTCCTTTGCCGCTTTTTCCTCGGCGTTGCGCTTTTCGGAATTCTTCTTTTCTTCCTCGTCCTTCTTGCGCTTCTCTTCCTCTTCGGCGTTGCGCTTTTCGTTCATTTTGGTGTAGCGATTGACAAGCTCCTTGATGGGCATTTTTTCGCCCTGAACGTCGACCGTTTCATTCTCAAGGTCTTTCAGCTCTTTCTTTTCGAGCTTTTCGGTGTCCGAATTCTTTTTGACGGCGTTAATCATTTCCTCGACCGTAACAACCTTGCCGTTTTCAAGCTCGACGTGGGTCGCGGCGTCAATGGACGTTACGTCTTCACGCTTGTTTTTGAAGAATTTGAACATCGGCTTTTCCTTTCGAGAGGGATTCGAGTTTTGCAATTCAGACAGCTTCGCCTTTTGATTTTCCTGATAAGATTTGAACTCTTCAGGCGAAAGGATACACGCGCCTTCATACCTCGGGTTGGGGACAATTGCAAGATGGGTGAATTCCCCGTCCTTGATTTCGCGGTCATAAGGGACGTTGTTTTTGGTATTGCCTTCGCCCCATTGCGAAGGACGATAAGCGTTTGAAACAGACCAGCCATTGCTTACCGCCATGCGGATTTCGTCGTCAATCGCCATCATCTTGAACCAAGCCCAACCGTCCAGCTCGTTGTAAAACGATTCCGTCACCCAGCCAGCCGCCTTTTCTTTGGCTTCATCAAGCGGGACGTTGATTTGGTGGTGGATATAAACGGGAATGCCCGCGCCCGTGCGAATCATCTTCTGCATGGCGTCGGTATCGACAAGAATCATTTCCTTGTCATAGCGGCACGTTCCGGGTTGCATGTGCCGCGCATAATAAAAGTTTGGTTTTTGCGAGATGGAGTTTTTCTTTTCCTTGAAACACTCGACCTGCGCTTCGTGCTTTTTCGCCTCTTCCTCGCTGTCAAAATCGCCGAGGTTCTTTCCTTCATGCGAAAGCAAACGCCACTTGCCGCCCTCTTTGACGATATGGTTTTTCTTTTCGCCTGATTGGTTGGATTGAGGCATTTCCGAAGCCTTATGTTGCGCGGCACTGGGTGAAAGGTCTCACAAAAGAGGGCTTTTCACAACCAGAATCTATTCGACAATCCCGATTGCTACGCACCTACACCCAAAATCTTCGCCCGGATTGTTGCGCGCGCCTGTGCGAAGGCAAGTGACGGGCGGGGAATCGAAGTTGTAAATATTCCCGTTAAGATGCTGGTGGTCGGAACGTACGCGCTCATCATGGGACGTCGACCATTTGTACCGCTTCACGCCAATTTGCGCGTAACGAGTCTCGTGGAATTTTGACAGCAATAGGCTTGTTTCCTGCCGCGCGAGGAATTCCGCCTTTCGTTTGCTAACGCCGTAATTTTGCTGAATGAGGCTTATCAGGGATTCGGGGCGCGCCCCGTCGAAAGCTGCCCCCTGCACCTGCTGGCGGAGCTTGATGATATTTTCTGCCGCCCAATTTTTTATGTAAAGGTCGAGGTTTTGCCCCCATTCGTCCGCAAGCTCGTCCCGTTGCGCGGACGTTAGTTGCGGAGGAATAACTATCGCTTTGACGGCTTTTTGAAAGTCGCCGTCCATCCACTCAATCGCACCTTTGTATTTTGCTTTGTATTTTGCGCGGATTTTTTGCAGGGCGTCGATGCTGTCGATATTCAGATTGTCGAGGGTCTTGATAAACCCGCGCCGCAGGGCGTCATAACGGGCGTCGGCGCGCGCCTGCGCCACGCGAATGTCCGCAGGCACGTCCTCGGGAGGAAGAGACCAAGACTTTGAGCGCGTGTGATAAATACCGCCAAGGGCGCGAATATCCGCGCTTATGCGGGCGTTGAAATGTCCGCGAAAATGTCCCTCCTCATACCAGACGGCGCCATCCTGCACGGCGGCGAGCAGGGCGGAACCTGCGGCGTTGCGATATTCGGGGTGCGGCTCTTCCATAACGCGCAACAAGGGCGCGTAAAGCCATTCGCGCAGGGCTTTGTCAATTTCCCGCTCAATTCCCTTCCAATATCCGTCTCGGACGCCAAGAGGGGGAAGCTGCTTCATTCCTTAAGCCTCGGTCGGCGCGGTCTTGCCTTGCCCCTTGGCGTCGCCCTCAACAGTGAAATCCCCGCCAATCGGGGGAAGGGCGTCCGTGGTGGCGTCCAGCTCGACGCCCAGCAACGAATTCTTATTGATTGCCTCTTTCGCTTCTTGCGCCGTTGCAAGCCCCGCCGAATAGGTCGCCATCACGCGGTTGTGTTGGCTGTTTTTCACCTCCTCCTCTTCCTTCGCGTTCAGAATGCGAAGCGGATTCGGAATAATCATAAGGTCGTCAATCATCGTGCCGAATTGCTTTAAGCAAGCGACCTGCAACAGATTGACGATGATAAATTTGTCCTTCTTGCGGATTTCGGAATCCAGCATCGAATTATAGTTTTCAATATCGTCCTCGCCGGAAGAAAACCCCGCCGCGCTGATGCCGAAGAGCTTCGTCATGGGCATTTTCAGGTCCGCAGCGAGTCCTTGCCGGATTTGCAGGAGCACGTCGGAAAGCCCCGCGAAGGTGATTTGCTTTTGCTCGTAGACGTCTTCCTTATCCATCGTCAGAGCGTTGTTAAAGCTCTTCATCTGGTTCGCCATCTGAATGCGCTTTGCAATTTGCTCGGTGCCGCCAGCATTTATGAGGGCTTGGTTGAAGCCCTTGATTCCGTAAACGTCGACCTTCGCTTCGTCGAGAAGTGAGAAAATAACATCTTGATTTTTCATGTATTGGTTGAGGGAACGGACGAGTCGTTCAAGCTCCGACATTCCCCAGCCACGCAGGCGAGGGCGCAGGAACGACGGGCATTCTTTCCCTTTAACAATATGTACGCGGCTTTTGTGAAGCGGACGCCCATAATAATCGTAGAAATCACCGAGATTTTCACCAAGTTGCCCGCCCACTTCAGGCGTTGCCTGCACGTTCTGTTGCGCGTGATAAAGCTCCCACATATCGACGGCGCGGAATTCCAGCGGCGAGTCCTTGCGGATTTTTCGGAGGTCAAGTGGCGTCGCGGGGTCTTGGTCGGTTATGACAAGAACGCCGCCTCCACCATAAAGCCGCGCCCATTTGCGCGCTTGGATGTAAGACTCGGTCACGCGGTGTTTTTCGTCAAAAATCTGAAGCTGCTCGATGTCGTCACCATCAAGTTGACCCGACTTGATTTCATATCCGGCGCGCCACGCATCATCAACGGGCTGATCGACAAGCGTTTGAACAATGCCGTGCTCGACATAAAGCTGCGTCAAAAGCTGGCGGAGGTTTGAAATCAGGTACCAGCGATTGTTCGCAAAAAGGGTATCCGTCATGCTTAGCTGGTCGCCGAGCTGCATGGCGAACGGGGTGGAATTTGCAAATGACGCGCAGAGGGACGAAAGCGAATTAATGAGCTGTTCGTCGGCACCGCCAAGCCTCACGACTTCTCCCATTATGAACCCCCTTTTTTCAGATTAAAGCACGTCGAAGATTGTGACTTCGCGGGTTGGATTAAAGCACATATTGAGCGCGTCCGCCATATTAGGGGAACGCGCGCCTTGTGGCTTTTTGTCGACGATGGTCTTTCCGTTCGTTCCGGTCTTGCTTACGGGCTGCGACAATTCCATCACGATTTCGTGAAGATGCTCAAGGTCGGAAGGAAGGGAAATCAGCTCCGCGGGGTCATATTTTTCGCCTTTTGTCACGGCTTTGTAGGTTTTGATAAAGCGCGTACGAAGACGAAACCAAGCCTGCGCCTTCAGGTTTCCGTATTGGTCTTCATTCGTTGGGCTTTGGTCGTCGCCCTGAATCACGGGGTCGG